ATGCCAGCAACTGCGTTTCGCGTGATCCCAAGCTTATCTGCGATTTGCTGCCCAGACATTCCCTCGGAGGCAAGACGACGCAATAAAGCAAGCCGTTCGTCAGTCCATCGATGACCGCCCATTATTTCTCTCCACATTTATTGTAAGGAGGAGGCGGGTCGCTCAACATCTGACATGCCGCCATGACATCATTGCCTGGTTTCAAGCAGGTATTTGTCCATTTAAAATTCAGCTGCTGCCAAGCTTTGCAGTCACCAGCAAGCGGCGTAGCAGATCTATAATAACACTGGGCTGACTCAATCTTTGACCCAAGATTTTGCTGCCATTGCTGCAAAACAGCTTGGCATGATTTCATGCTGTCAAATTCTTGGTGTAGTTTGGTCTTTGACCAGCCGCTTGGCGTCGCGGCCATGTAAATTATTAATAAAACGTATTTCATTTTTTCGCTCATGGAAAAAGAACGGGGCATTACGCCCCGTTAAGTGAACTGACGTTCGGGAGGACACGTCAGTGTTGAACCCACGCTGCGACAAAGGCTGTCAATCCAACCACGACGCTTAAAGTTACGTGAGCGACAAACAATGGCCCAGCGTCGAGGTAAGATAAGCTGACAAGCAGCAGCGCAAGAACGACCAATAAAACTGGAAGAAGCATTTTAAGCTTCATCTATTTTATTTATTGCTGCCGCGATCGTTTCGCGGATGTCTGCGCGCGGATCTTTTTTTGTTTTTTCTTCTGCGCGATCAGCCAGCATTTTTGAAATAGCGGTCAGACGCTTGTCTGTTGGAACCTGAACTGTAGAGACGAGCTCGTAATGATCGCTGCGCTTATCTGGATTTTCTAAATCCAAATACCAAACCATCTGCAGCATCCGCTGCACATCGTCGTAAAGCCAGGGTTTGTCAGCCCTGCCATCGTAGAGTTGTTGCGCGACAATGCCGTTTATGGCGATCGTCAGTCTAGAAATAATTCGAGGATCTTGCATCAATTGCTCAATCATATTTTTTCTCCTTTAGGCTGCATTACTCAGTAATTTTTTTTTGGTGTTGTGTTTGTTGATTTCGTGCCGTTCCCCTCTTTTGTTGCTGATGCGCCATTTGCATGGAGCTTCAAAGCCGTTTGAATTTTCAACGACGAAAGCGATGATATTTTTTTCGTTAGCAAAACGATCAAGCGCTTCTTGTGCGCTTTTTGGCGGGTGCGTCTCCATGACGGCCGTCCACCATGCGCGAGACATATCCCCAGCCCATCCAGGATGCGCGATCGTTAAATATTGGTTGTATGCTTTAAAGCCGACCAGGTAAGTGATTTTTAAGCTGTCGGGCTTGTTTAGTTTTTTATGAATCGTTGCAGAAATTCTTGTGGGCTGCAGCCATTTTTCTTCTTTGGGAGCGCCCATAATATCTACATAGACATCAGCTTTGAGATTGTGTGTCGGTTTGCGCTCTATCTTTGGCGCTTCAGGTACGATCACGTAGCCGCATGATGGGCAGATCTTTTTGCGCTTAGCGACTAGCTCGCTGCACCCTGGGCAAGCGTGTGTTTTTTCGTCTTGTTCTTTTGCTTTACCGCTTGTGTTGATCGAAATGTCATCAACGGGGCCGTGCCGTCGGACATTGCCGGCGAAATCCAAGACAAGACAGTTTTCTTTTCCGTCAATTGTCCTGGTTCCACGTCCGACCATTTGAACGTACAAAGACGTCGAAAGCGTTGGCCGCAGCATAGCAATAAGATCAACTGACTTAACGTTAAATCCGGTCGTCAGGACATCGACGCAGGTTAACGCCTTAATGTCTCCTGAAGAAAACCGCTTGATAAGATCGTCTCGTTTTTTTGTTTCTTCTGTAATAGCCTCTGCAGAGACGCCATGCGCCTTTAGGGTTTTTGCGACGTCGTAAGCGTGGTCTTTGCCAGCGCAAAAAACCATCCAAGAGTTTCGATCGGCGCCATATTCAATAATTTCTTTTACTGCAGCTTCAGTAATGTGATTTTGATTAACCGCCCTGATCAAATCAGAACTAACGAACTCTCCACCGCGCTTGGCGACATTGCTGACATCTAGCTGCTTTTTTGTGGCTTTGCTGATCAGCGGGGCTAAGAAGCCATCCTGGACGCCTTGTGAGATCGAATAAGAGTAAACGGTCTTCTCGAATACGCGCCCCTCTCCCTTGTCGAGGCGTCCGCTGTCGAGGCGATATGGCGTGGCTGTTAAGCCGATGATTTTTAAAAGGGGATTTAGTTTTCTAAAATTTTCTATTGTTTCAGCATACATCCCCTTCTTGCCGCGTGGGACAAGATGGCATTCATCGATAATTAGAAGGTCAAAAGAAGAAAATTTATCTAGTTGACGATGAACGCTGGCAATGCCGCCAAAAATTATATTCTCAGTTGTATTACGCCTTCCAATACTCGCTGAATTTACACCAACATCGACCCCGGCGATAAAATTTTTGATCTCTCCAAGGTTTTGATTGATAATTTCCTTTCGATGAGTAAGGACAAGTATTCTTATCCCATAAAACTTCATGCAATAATCAATGATCATTGACAAAAGAAGGCTCTTGCCAGCCCCAGTTGCTATATCAGCAATAGCGCTTGAGCCACCAAGATCGAAAAAATCATTAATCGCTTTTAGCGCGCCTAATTGATAATAACGTGGAGTAATCATTGCTCTACCTCCGGCGCTGCTGGCTTAAAACCATCGCCATCGGTAAAAACGACGCCATCTTTTAAGCGGTAAGAGATCTTCGTGCCGTCCTCGGCAAAGTCGAATTGTTCTCCTGGAACAAGATCAGGAACCCAGCGATGCTCTTCGCAGCCTGCGAGCTCTTTTTCTGGAGTTAGATCGATATTATGGGCTGCGCATTTTCCAGCTGCTGCGCCAAAGCTAAAATGCAGGCATGTACGACAATTTGATCTTGGCCAATCATTGCCAGAACAAACGCTCCCATGTCGGCACCATTTACAAGCGAAAGATTCATTTTTTTCTGGCGGCTTGTCTGCGGCATAAATTCTTTTCGCTTTTTCAATTAAAGCGTTTGCGACGTCCGGGTTATATTTTACGCGTTCAGCGTCGACCTGATCAGTATTTTTGTTGTGGCAAAGATAAAGCGCGCGGTCTAGCTCCAGGCCGTGCATATAGACTTGCATTTGGGCAAAATGAACTGGCTTTGATTTTTCTACGCCGTTCCTCTTCCAATCTTGAAAACTTTTATCGCTATGCGTTTTACATTCTAATAAATGCGCTGTTTTTTCTGATCCTGGAACGTTTTCTACAACGCCGTCGGCCGATCCTGTCAGCTTCCCATCAAGAAAATTAACGCGCCATTGCTTTGCAGTAGAAAAATCGTATTCATGCACGACGCAGCCGATCGCGCGAAGATCCTCGATCATGCGCCGCTCTTCGCGATGGCCTGTTTGGAAAAGACGCTCTAGGCGCCCTTCATGACGCTGCAATGGCGTCACATAATGAAGGTCATACCAAAGCGACCTGTCGCACGGTTCGCCAATTTTAGAGCATCGAAGCGTTGGATAATCTGCAGGTTTTTGTCTGTTAGAATAATTGGCTTCAATCGCAATACTCACTGGCGATTTCAGTTCAGGCATCTTAACCATGGACGCAGGTTCCCGTTCGCGCCAAAGCGCGTTAAAATTTCAACAGAAATGGAAAAAAAGGGGGTGTTAGCCCCCTAATTATTTAGTTTTTTTGCCAGGGGCGCGCTGCTCCATTGCCAGTCTTCGCGACAGCCGCAGGAGCGACATGCTTAGCGTAAGGCGAAAAAGACTTGACTGAATTGCGAGGGCCGTATTGACCAGTTCGATCTTGCTCAATACCAAGGCGCATATTAAAGAGATGCCCATGAAGATCTTGCGTATCTTCCAGGGAACCTTTGATACCACAGGCTTCACACAACGATTTCAGCTGGCGCTGACCAATTTCTTGTGCCTTCGCATTAGCATTCAAGAAATTGAGACGATCGAAAATCAGACGGCCTTCATTCGGGCCTTCTGCAATCCTGATGCGGAGCTCGATATATTGTCCCGAGCCCGATTTAGTATCCTTGATTGTGCTGTCAAGAATTTCTCCAGTGTAGTCACCCGCTGGCACCGGGTCGTATGTAGATTCCGTTTTGACCTGACTAGGATCAAATGGGTTATTTAACTGGGCCACTTACTCTCTCCTCTCTCTGTTAAATCTTTGGTAAATATTCGGCGATGGCTTGATAGCCCTGGCCTTTTTCGTAACGGACTCTGCTAGGGATCCCGTATCGATTTTTCGCTACGTATGCCGGTCTTCCCTCTGCATAAATAAACAGAGTGGATCCGCCTTCAGCGATCGCGCGTTCTTTATTAAACCCGACATCTTCTTTCCTTACTGAAACAGATCGTTTGATCAGGAGAATTGCATCTGTCGTGCGCTCAATCATCCCGACAGATCTTTTATGAAGATCTATTTCAAAACGATCATAACTGGCTGTTTCTGGGTCGTCGAAACGCTCAATTGTGGAGTGAGCGATCATAATAATCGTCATGTTACGATCGCGACGCAAAGCGAGAAGACCATCAAGAAACTCTTGCCAAACTCG